CGAGGGAGTCATCGAGGTGGACTTCGTGCCGCTGTCCATGAGCGGAACGCGCCGGCACGTCAGCCTGACGGATTGCAAGAGCGTTCGTGCTGGCGTCCGTGACGCTGCGGCGCTGGCGACGAGGGAGAGGACATGAAGCCCTGTCCATTTTGCGGTGGCCAGCCGTCCGGGCCGAGTAAATCTGGCGGCAGCGATGAGCGCAACGGGTACAACTTCACGATGACCATCTCGTGCCGTCAGTGTGGGGCCAGCATTACTCGGGGATCGCGCGAAGGACCTCGGGGCTGGTGCAACGACAGCGGCCAAGCTGAAGCCGCTGTTCTCGCGGCGTGGAACAGCCGCGCAGGGGAGAAGCCATGAAGCGCACGGCAGAACAGTGGGCACTGACGGTCGAGAGTAACGGTGACTTGCTGACGCCGTCCGACTGGAACGACCTCGCCGCTCTCCTGCGTGCCATGGTGGCGGAGAGGGAGGCGCTAGCGGAACTGGTGTACGACCTCACCGGCAACGACAACGCCAAAATATACCGGCAGCAGGACCAAGTGCAGGCAGCAACAGCAGCCCGACGCCGGGCGGAGGGACACGATGGCTGACATGAAGGTAAAGCTGCGCCCGTGGATCGCGCCGAACTTCGCCGTACCGGAGGCTCCTGCGCGACCGAGGGAGGAAGGCATCGACCTGTCACATCAGGGCATCCACGTCAGCAACATCCCGGCGGAAACGCTCGCGGAGATGGCCGACGAATGGCGCGCCGAACTGTTCCGCAAGGCCGGCAAGAAGGACCCTCGCCATGAGTGACTCACTCGCAGCCGTGGCGCGGGGGATTGGGATGGAGGTCTGGCCGCCCGACCTTCCGAAAGTGAATTGGTGGGTCGATGGCGAGACAGCCGTCTGCTGCCTCGATGAGCCGGGCTGGGAGGACGAACTCCGCACCTACCTCCTGACCGGCGACAGGCCGATGAGGATGCAGGTCAAGGGCGAGATCAGCGTGCTGTACCACCGCGACACGAAGCAGTGGCAGGCGGTCTGCATGGTGGAGCGCGACCCCGTGTCGCACGCGGTCTGGACGCTTCTACATGACACCCCCGCCGAGGCCATCCTGGCGTGCGCGGAGGCGGTGTGTTCCTGACGGCGGAACAGGTGGCCGAGTTGACCGGCCGCAAGCAGCCGGCCGCGCAGCGGCGCTGGCTCGACCGCAACGGCGTCCGCTACTTCGTGCGCGCCGACGGGCGCCCGGCTGTCCGGGAGGCCGATCTCGAAGGCGACCGGCCGCCGAGGCCATCTGGGCCGAACCTCGCCGCCCTCCACCGGATGGCGTAGCGTCATGGCTGTGGGACGCACGCGCCAGACCAACAAGCACCTGCCGCGCCGGGTCTACTTCAAGCACGGCGCCTACTACTGGGAGGATCCCCGCACCCGGAAGTGGGTGCCGCTGGGGCGCACGCTGGGCGACATGTACCGGGCCCTGGGCCGGCTGCTCGAAGTCCCGGAGCACGCCCGCACGATGGCCGACCTCATCCACCGCTACCGGGCGGAGGTCGTGCCCCAGAAGGCCCCCAGGACGCAGGCCGACCACCTGCGCTACCTCGCCCTCATCGAGGCCTACTGCGGGACCATGAAGCCGGCCGACATCCTGCCCGTCCACCTCTACGAGTTCCGCGACGCCATCGCCGCCAAGGGCAAGCTCACGAAGGCCAACCGGGCCCTCGAGGTCTTCAAGCACCTGTGCGCCATGGGCCGCCAGTGGGGCGCCATGCCCCACAACCCGGGGGCCGGCATCAAGCGCCTCGAGATCGAGCAGCGCAGCCGCTACGTGACGGACGACGAGCTCGCCGTCGTGCGCGGCGTCGCCTCCCCCATGGTCCGCTGCGCCATCGACCTCGCCGTGCTGACCGGCCAGCGCCGGGGCGACCTCCTGACCCTGACCCGGGACCAGCTACTCGAGGACGGCATCCTGTTCCGCCAGGCCAAGACCGGCAAGGCGGTGCTCGTCGAGTGGTCGGACGAACTCCGCGCCGTCGTGGCGGCCGCCAAGGCCATCCCGCCCCAGGTGCGCCGGACGGTGCTCTGCACCCGGGCCGGCACGCCGTTCACCCCGGACGGGTTCTCGACGGTGTGGGACCGCACCATCCAGAAGGCCCGCAAAGCCGGCCTGAGCGATCCTTTCCGCTTCCACGACCTCAGGGCCAAGTCGGCCAGCGATGACACGCTACAGGCCGCCGTGGAGCGCCTGGGGCATTCCAGCCCGGCCGTCACCAACAGGCATTACCGGCGGGCCCCGGCGAAGGTGAAGCCGCTGCGGTGATGGTGGGTCGGGTGGGACTTGAACCCACGACCAACGAGTTAAAAGCCCGCTGCTCTACCGACTGAGCTACCGACCCGAATATCAGACAGGCTCCCCCAGCCCGGGGCTGTTTCGCCACGAAATCAGCGGCTTACGGGTGCCGAAATCTGGTTAAAAGGCAGGCGCTCAATCAGGCCCAAGCCGTTGGCCGGCCGGGCGAATCGACCCTCTCAGGTGTCTGATAATCCGCGCTGCGGGCAGCGGTTTTCCCCGGGCGGGAGCGAGTCGGGCTGCCGAATATCAGACAGTCAGGCGACCCGATGCTTGAGCCACCCGTAAACGTACCGCTCTTGTGTCCGGTCGGTGCTGGCGATCTGGATGTACCGGGCCGCCTGCAGGCCGTTCAGGGCCCTGAGCAGCACCACCCGGCCCTCCTGGCCTCTGGCCCGGACGAAGGCCCGTAGCGCCTCGAGGGTGCCCGGCCCGAGGCTCCCGTCCACGTCCACATCGGGATAGTCCCGCTCCTCCCGGTTGAGGGCGTTCAGGGCGGTCTGCAGGAACCGGACGGCCGTCCGGGTGCCCATGTTCACCCCGGTGTCGAACAACTCCACGGCGACGCCTGAAGCGATCTCGGCCACCTGATCCAGCCGCATGGCGTCCCAGTAGTAGCGCCGGTAGATGGCCTTGGCAGTGGGGAGGGTGAGCTTGTCCATGGGCCCTGAGTACCCGGCCGCCCGGGCCACGGCTTCGGTGATGCCGTACATGGTCCGGCCGCCGCGGTCGACGGGGTCGTTCGCGTACCCTCCTTCGACGAGGATCAGGTCGCGGAAGGCTTCGTCGTAGAGGCTCATCGGAGACACGCCCGGAGCCCTGCGGCTACGGCCTCGCACTGCCGGGCGTACTCTCGCCACGGACGGGCGTCGAAATCAGGTCCAACAGCCGCTCCATCTCCCGGACGAAGAATCCGGCCTCGGGCGGGCGAGGGATCGCCGGCTTCTGCTCCGGCACCACCACCGGCGGCGCTGGCACTGGCTTCTCCGGGCGGCTGACACAGCCGGCTGACCCGGCGAGGCAGGCCATCGACAGCAGCACTGATCCGGTCCACTTCCCTGTGGTACTCATCGGTCGCCTCCTTCGCCCGCTCCTGGGCCTTCGTGAGCGCTTCCCGGGCGGCGCGTTCGCCAGCGACCAGCTGCTCGAGGTGCTGGACCGTTATCGCCGCCTTGTCCCGCCCGCACTCGGCTTTCGCCAACTCGGTGACTGCCTTCGCCGCGTCCACCCTCGGCTGCTGAATCAGCCAGCCGGCAATGAGCCCAGCACCAAAGATCCCGGCTGCAGCGAGCAGACGGCCGTAGGCAATGGTAACCATCAGTCCTCCAGTCTCGGCGCATAGTCGTCATCCCTGCGTGATCGCCAAGCCTCGCGCTTCTGGTACGAACGAGCGCCGAGGTAGATACCGAGGGCCGTCGCGCTCAGGAAGCCGTAGGCGTCGTCCGAGACGCGATCCGTCATGAGCCCGTAGAAGGCCGTCACCTGCACGAACACGCTCTGCCAGAACTCCGTGGACTTCCACGTCGTCTGGTCAGTCCTTTCCGATGAGCCTGAAGAACGCATTGACTGCCATCCCAATGACTGCGCCAACCAAGGTGGCCGCTGCGGTGAAGGCCCACACCGCGCCCCTGGCACGCTCGAGTGCGCTGTTCAGCCGGTTCACGGTGGCCTGCAGTTCCTCCACGTTTGAAGCGAAGTTGTTCAGCTGGGCCATCTTTATGGCCAGGTCCGTGACGGTCACCTGCATGGTGGACAGCTGAGACGAGAGGTTGTTCGCGGTGACGCCGAGTTGAGCGACGCCCACCTTCAGGCTCACCACGTCCCGATCCAGTTCGCGGATCTGCGACTCTCCGGCCATCGGCTCTCCCTCTTGCTTCTTGTTCATTGCTCAACTCCCCGGATCCCATAGACGCCGGTCACCGGCCGCGCCACCTTCTCCGCGACCGCCTTGATGCCGGTCGCAACCGTCCAGACCATCGCCACCGCCAGCCACAGGACTGCCAGCCGCCACCACATCACCGCCGCAGCGTCGGGTTCCGCGCTGCCCGGCGGGTGATCGACAGATTCGGGACGAGGCGGTACGGCACCTCGCTCGCCCCCACCTGCACGCCCACCGTTGCCTGCCCTGCCGTCACCACCGTGACACCAGCCGCCACCGTCCTGACCACGCTGGTGGCCGCAGCGGCATCCGCCTCGACCGAAGCAGCCAGCGTGATGAGCCGCACGATGCTGACCGCAGCCGCAGCGTCCGCCTCCACCGCCGCCGCCACGTTGACGCCGGGCGCCATGATCTCGATGAACACGGCTGCCGCGGAGTCCGCTTCCGCGACGACGCCCAGCGCCACCGTGCGGGCCAGCGCGATGGCAGCCGCTGCATCCGCCTCGACCGAAGCAGCCGCTTCCACGGTGCGAACCAGAGCCACGGACGCACTCGCATCCGCCTCGGCACTGGCGCCGCCCAGGACGCGCAGCAGGGCGGTTTCAACGGCGGCTGAGGCTTCGGCAGAGGTGGCAGCGGCGATGTCGTAGCTCGCCCCCCCACTCGGCACCGAGTACAGGCGGCGGCGCTGCGGGGCGCGCCACAACTGCCACGGGTTCAGGGTGATGTCGCGGAGTTCGTAGTCAGTCAGCCCCCGATCCCAGACGGAGTATCCGAATATCTGCTTGGTGCCGTAAATGTCCGTGCCGGACAGGCGCGCGCCAACCGTTGCGGGCGTCGCACTAGATCCGGCATAAGCACCCCCACTACCCGCCGTCGTCAGGGTCCGCGGTGCCCCATTGACGAAGCACGTCCCCGCGGTCGCGCCAGTTATCGAGAACGCCACCGCAGAGGTCTGGTTAACGACGGCGGTTCCGCTCGCTGTCGAGAACAGCCGCCGGTTGGTCGTCGTGTTAGTGCCGCCGTTGTCACCGTAGTAGCAGGAGATTGAGCCTGCCGTGTCACAGATGATGGCCGCACCGGCAAAGTTGTTTGCGCCGTTGGTCTGGAACAGCCCGGTATTGAACGCCAGCGTGGTCGTGCGCCAGACGACGAGAATAGTGAACGGAACGGCAGTAGGGTCTAGGTTCCGGCTGGCGGTGGCGTACTGTGAACCGCTGTTCAGCGCATTCAGGCACAGCCCCGCGTCGCCCGGCTGATACGTCGCGCCGTTGACTAGCTTCAGGCCCGTGCCGAACGACTCGTAGCCCGCATACCCCGCGCCGATGATCCCGCGGGCGATCTGGCTGGCAGGGTCAAGCTCCGCCCGGTATGGCGGCTGCCGGACCCATCGCTGGGCGACCGTCATTACGCGATGTCGCGCTTGATGCCGACGTAGCTGAAGGCGTTCGTGTTCACGGCGTTGTTCCGCAGGTTGACGCCCGTGTTATGCACGACGAACAGCCCCCAGTACCGCGGGACCGCGGCGCCGAACCACTGCGACACCTCGAACGGCCCGACCGGGTAGGCGATGTCTGATGTGTTGGCCGTCAGGGTGACAGTGTCGACGAGCTTCAGCAGGCTGTTCCGCACGCCCGCGTTCGTGATCGTCTCCGCGGAGTCGGTGCCATCCAGCACGTCCCGGGCGGTGGTGCCGAGGGAAGTGTCGGAGCCCCAGAGGTAGATCTGGATGGTGCCGCCCACCGTCGGCGTTGTGCCCACGGTGACGCTGCCCTGCACATGGACCTGCTCATACTTGTTCGTCGTGTTGTCGATCTGTGTGGACTCGCGACCGGCCAGCAGGTTGGCATCGCTGGCGAGGTTCGCCAGGTCCATCGTGATCGTCGTCGGGCTGGAGTAGTTGACGCTGGAGGTCGCCATGGGTCACCTCACTTGGCGAGCAGGTTGTCGACGACGTTGCCGACCACGCCCTGAATGGCCTCGTCGGTGGCCGCCGTGATCTGCGCAGTCGTTGCTGCCGCATTGGCTGCCAGCGCCGAGCGCAGGACGATGCCGGCATAGGCGGCGGGCTCCGCAAGGCAGGACTTCGCCCACGCGATCTGCGGCGCGGTGGCCTGCGCCGTGATGAGGCTGTAGGCCTTGATCGTGAGCGCCGCCTGGATGCGTGGCAGCAGGATGCCGGGCGAGCCGGCGAGGGTATGGAGTTCGGTCAGGGTTGCCATGATGCCCTCCTTACGGGTCCGTCAGCGTCACATCGACCTCACCCGCCGGCACGTTCACGATGTCGGCACTCGTGACGCCGATGCGCGAGTTGGTGAGGGTTCCGTAGGCGAGGCAGGTGCCGCCCGAGGACGCCGTCCACAGGGTCGCGTGGGAGAGCGTTTCCGTACCGCTGATCCCGTTGGGCGCGCTCCACGTCACGCCCGAGCCGTTCGTCCGGTTGCCCGAGGAAGCGGCGGCGAGCGCCACCGACTGCCGGCCCGTGATGGTTGAGACGGCAGAGGTTCCGGCGGACGTGGGATCGCCCGTGTGCAGCTGGAGGTAGACCGGGGAGGGCATCCCCGAGTCGAGGACGGTGTTCTTGCCTGCGGTAGTGAGTACGAGGGCCATGGCTTACCGCTCCACCCGCACGCTCTCGTGCGTCATGGTGTAGACGATGGCGGCGTTGCCCGTGGACTCGAGGATCTCGGCCGCTCGCGTGTAGGCTTCAGCCTCACTGAAGAACGTGCCCTTCAGTTCAGCGTCGGCCATCACCTGGAAGAACTTGACGTTGGTGATCTGGGTGAATTTCATGCTCATCTCCTGAAGTTGCGTCTGTGGCCAGTGAAACGAGGCGAGCGGAAAGTGCCGCCGCTGCCTCCGTAATAGATCATCTCGCCGGGTCCGGTGATGGGCGGGGGTGGGTCGGGTGGGACCCAGCCGCTGTCATTGGGCGACTCCAGCAGCGACAGCGAGCCGGCGGGATCGAAGTGAAAGGGCCGGTGCAGCGGGTCGCCCTGCGGGAACGAGGCGCCGCCGTAGAACCAGAGAGCCTCGAGGCCGGTCATTCCGCGGAGCGTGAGCCAGGCATTGAGCCATGCGGTCTGCGTCTCGCCTGCGACCCGGTGGCACACGTCCACCACGCCAGCAGCAGCGCCGGTCTGCAGCCCCCGGATGGCCCAGTCGTAGCCGTAGGAGGCGCCCATCGTGGTGACGGCTGCGCCGTCCAGCGGATCGAGTGCTGACCGGAAGGGCTCGTCCGTCACGGGCTCGTCGGCGTTCACCGCGTCACCGCCGAGCAGGTAGTAGTCTTCGCCCACGATGCTGCCGCCCTCGAAGGCGGCTTCGGTCCACTCCGCTCCCGCCGCGGGACACAGCGCCTCGGCGGCTGCCGTCGGGGTGCCGCGGTAGAAGTAGCCGGTGGCATAGCCCCAGTCGCTGCACCGCTTGGCGAGTCCCGCCCACTGCCGCATCGAACTGGTGGCGTCGAACAGCGAGAACAGCAGCCGCCCGGGCTGGGCGGTCAGGGCGCCAGCAGCGATAGATGAGTTCAGCGGGCCGTTCCAGGTGCCAGCAGTCTCCCGCCAGTCAGAGGCTGGATTGCGCCACGCGCCCCAGCCGATCCTGCCGGCGGGGATCACCCGTGCCCCGCGCCACCCGGCCAGCTGGGTCCCCAGCTGAGTGGGCATCGTCGCGCCGCCGGAGAGTCCGCCCGGGCCGCTGGCGTCCGTGCGGACGGACACGATCTGGTACGTCGTCGACAGTTCCTGCCGGTCCGTCGACACGCCCAGCTGCCACGCGATGCGCCCGCTCCACGCTTCGACGTTCTCGCCGGAGGGGGCGCCCCAAATCCACCACCGCCAGTTCCCCGACCCCAACTCCCGGCAGGACACGACCCGCCCCCCGGAGAAGATGGCCGCATACGAGGGGCAGCCCTGCACGAGATGCCCCAGCGAGGGGTAGCCGCTGGCCGTTGAGTCGTAGCTCGACCACGAGAGCACCACCCCACGCACTCGCACCCGCGTCGGGCAGCCGGGGGCGATGAGGATGGCGCGGGCATCCTTGGCGATGCGGGCGGCATCCAGTGTGGCGGCGAGGGCGGCAATGGCGGCATTGCTGCCCGGGTCCCAGTCAGAGGACGTGCCGAGCGCCGCCGTGATGATGTTGCCGCCCGGGATCCCTCGGGCCGCGGCGTAGGTCGAGGCCGCAGTCCCCGACCACGCCACGTCCGAGTTGGACAGGATGAGGCACCGGCTCGCGGGAATGCGAGCGAATGCCTCCGTGCGTGGATCCGGGACGACGTAGGTCATTACGTCACAGCGCCGTTCATCGTCCACGTCCCGGTGCCGGAGCCGAGGTTGGTCCCGGCGTTCCAGTTGACGGCGGTCTGCGCGACGCCGAAGCCGATGTGCGGACGAATGCCCGGCACGGCCAGCTGCGCACCAAGGGAGCGGATCGGCGTGAACTGGCCGGGATCGACGATGGTTTCGGCGCCGATAACGGATCCGAAGTACACCCACGCGAGGCTCATCCGCCCGGCGAACTTCTGCGTGCCGCCCGGCAGGGCGCCAATCGTCCACGCGGTCGGAACGGTGAAGTTGCCGGCGCCCGCCGAGAACCATCCGCCCGGCGTCACCGCGTTCTGGTCTACGGGGACGTTGCCCTTGTACTTGGCGACCGTGGTGGCGCCATTGAAGCCATACGGGAGCTGCTGATCCATCCCGTTGACGCTCAACCAGACGCGGCGCGAGCCCGACGCAATGCTCGCCACATCCCCGGACGGGGTCACCACCCCGCCCTGCAGCGCCCACAGGTGGATCGTGACCCACTGCTTGATCGGCACAACGCCCGCCGCCGTCTCGTCGACGAAGCCCGAGTTGCTGAAGTTGGTGAACGCCTCCACCCGGAGTGCGCCCGTGGACGTGATCGCCAGCAGCGACTGCGGGATCGCGCTCGTCGTGTGGCCGATGAGGGTCTGGTTCGCCACCGGCAGGGCGTCGATGAAGATGCGCACCGCGGCGATGACGTGGGCCGATCCAGAAAGCCCGAGGTTCGTCGGGTTCGACAGGTAGTCGTTCGCCCCGTCGAACGTGACCGCCGTCCAGTCGTAGTCGTAGGGCGGCTGGATGGCTCCCGTCTGCCCGGCGTCGTGGCTGGTCACCCGGAACGTGTGGGCGTTGCCGATGTAGGAGCCGCCGAGCGAGTTGCCGCCCGGCGCTTCGCCCTGACGCGGCTCCAGCTTCGTGTCGCTGGTCGTCACGCCGCGGATGTACTGATTCGGATAAGGCATGGTAGGTCTCCTCTAGAACTCAATCGGAGCGGCTTCCGGGAGGGCTTCTCCCTTCTTCCACCAGTAACGGGCGCCGGTTTCCTTCTCCTTGCGGCGCGCTTCCTGACGCCACCGGCTGCGGGCATCAGGGTCTACTTCCATCTGCAGCTGATTCAGCACCCACCGCTCAAAGGCGAGCCGCGTGTACCAGAGGCTCCCGAGGACCGGCGTGTACTGGCTGGCGGCCTGCACGAAGTCCGCGCCCACCTTCGTGTCCTTGCCCTCCAGCACTTCGCCGAACTGGCCGGCGGTGAGCTTGGCCACGTCCTCGACCAGCCCGGCCGTCGGGCCGAGGGCCGTTGAAACGATGCCCTGCCCGAAGCGGTTGGAGCCGAACACACCCGACTGGATGAAGTCGCCGAAGATGCCGGCGCCGCCGCCCTGCGCGAAGGCCTGCGCCCAGAACTTCGGGCTGTCCATGTCCTGCGGCTGCCGGCCCTTGGCAATCTCCTTCAGCTGCAGCGAGAGCGCGCCCATCACCGTGCTGGCGATGGCGAGGCTGGCGAGGTACGTCCCGCCGCCACCGGCCGAACCCATGTGCATGCCCTTGTAGACGTGGGACAGCACCACCGCGATGGGAAAGCTCTTGAACTGCAGGACCGAGTTGGCCACTTCCCGGGTCAACGTCCCGCGCTGGCCGAAGCGCGCACTGATCGCCCGGGCATTCGCATCGGGCGACGGGATCGCCATGTGGGTCAGCGTCTCGATGGCCTCGAGCGCCTGGTTCACCGCCTGCTGCGCTTCCGGCGTCCCGCGGTTCAGCAGGCCCGGCAGGTCGAACATCACCACGCCAGAGGAACCCTGCTGCAGCGGCGCGTGACGCAGCACGTCCCAGCCGGCTTCTTCCATCCCGACGGCCTCGAGCATGGCGCGCTTCTCGGCCGGGAGGTCCGCCCACTGCAGGAGCCGGGAGTCCGCCATGCCCATCAGCCACTCCATGCCGATGGCCTTCTGGGCGGCGTCCGTCCACGCGTTGAGGCCCGAGGCCCGCATGGTCACTTCCGCCATCCGCGCCGCCACGCCCGTCCCGCTCACGTCGCCGTAGCGGTTGCCGTGGACGCCGAGGGTCATCCACGCCTCTGCCGTCAGCATCGCCCGGGTGGCAGCCAGCCGGTCGGCCTCGTTGGCGGGATTCAGCAGCGAGAGGAACGTCTTCATGGCCCGGGTGCTGTTGAGCCCGTTCCACGCCGTCGCCTGCCGCATGAAGGCAAGGTCGGAGGCCGCCGACAGCACCGCGCTGCCCAGCCGGGCGGCGGTCAGGACGTTGCGCAGGCCCTGCAATCCCTCGACCCACGCCAGCGGCAGCGTGGCCTGATCGTTCACGCCCGACACCACCGCCCACCGGGCGTCGATGCCCATGAGGTCGTTACCCTCCACGCCCTTCTGCCGGGCCGTGTCACGGAGCACCCGGTAGGCCTGCGTCGGGTTGGGCCCCATCACCTCAAGGAGCGCAATGTCGCCGGCCATGTTCTCCAGATGGTTCATCATCGTGAAGAATGGATTGCCGCCGCCGAAGCGCTGGTCGTACTCCAGCCACGCATCCGCGTCCTTGAAGACGAAGAAGCGGTGATCCTGGTGGCGGTTGGCGAGCTTCGTCCCGCCCACCTGCCCCGGCGTGATCTTGTTGAGCCCGTTCGTGCTGATGGTCTGGAAGGCCTCGTCGACGGCCTGGTTCAGTTCGGCCGGCGTCATCGGCAGGCCCTGCGCGTTGACCATCTTCTGCGGGTCGAGCCGCGGGAGGATGAAGGCCTTCCACTCCGCGAGCCCCGCCTTGGCCACGCGCCGGGCATCGTGGGCCTGCGGCATGCCCCAGTCGGCCCGCTTCGGGATGTCGCCGCCGGCGTTGTTGAACCGCACCCGGGCGGCCTCGAACACGTCGGCCATGCTCTTGGCGAACCGCGCCGCGTCAGCGTTCCCCGTGGAACGCCCGAACAGTTCCCGTACCACGTCATCGACCAGCGCCCGGTCCTGATGGAGCCCGAGACGGGTCAGCCGCATCCTCGAGAGGGCTTCCGCGATGGGCCCGGTGAACTGCCGCAGCACCGCCACGCGCCGCTGGTCGACGTTCGTGCCCTTGGCCTTGCCGGTCACATCCCGGGCGAGGATCGCCATGACGCCGCGGGCATAGCTCGTCGGGTGGGCGTCGGCCCGCTGCAACAGCCCGCCGATCACCTGCGCCTGCAGGGCGGCCAGATACTTCTGCCGGGCCAGCGCCTGCCGGGCGTTCGTGATGACCGTCTGCGCGGGATTCGGGACGCCCGCCTGCACGGCGGCCTGCTGCTGGTTCAGCAGGTTCTGCGCCTGCGCCGGGTTGATGACGCCGGCCTGTAGCAGCCGATTCACGCAGGCGGCGACGGAGGCGGCCATTACGCGGCCTCCTTCAGCACGCAGGCCTCGAGCTGGTCGATGGCCCGCAGTTCGTCGTCGAGTTCCGCGATCAGCTCGCGCACAGGCTTCGCCTCGAGGCTTCCGTCGGCCCGTTCCGCGATGGCTACCGGCACGTCGGGCAGCTGCTCAACGGCGCGCAGGACAGGCCGGACGGGCTCTGGCGCGGCTTCCGCCTTGGCGGGCTCCGGCCGGGCAGGCTCTGCCTCCGCTCTGGCCGGCTCTGCCCGCAGCGTCTCCGGGACGGCGCCCTTGTCCACCTTCGGCTTGGGCGGCGGCTCAGCGGCCACGCGTTCCGCCAGGTTCACGGCGGCCGACCGCTCCATGTCCGGCTCGCTCTGGCGCACGGCGTCCACCGCTTCCCGGATGGCGTTGCGCAGTGGCCGCGGATCCTCGAAGCCGTAGCGGGTCGCCGTCTTCACGGGATCCGCCCGGCCCTGCTCGATGCGCGAGACTTCCGCCTCTGCGGCCCGGGCCTCGTCGTCCTTGGCCAGCCGGCGCTGCAGCTGCTCCACGTCATCCCGCAGCTTCTGCACCTCGGCGGCCTGCTGCTTGGTGGCGGCCGCCTTGGCCTTCCGGCCGGTGACGCCGCTCGCCTTGATCTCGTCCGTGATCTCCCGCAGCCGGGCCTCGGAGGCCGCCCGCTCCGCGTCGAACTCGGCGCGCTTGATGGCGCCCACCAGTTCCAGCCGGGCGCCGCGCTCGAGGCGGTTGCCGGCGATGGGCAGGAGTTCGGCCACCCGGGCGTCGAGGAACTGACTGGCCTCGGCCCGCGTCGCTGCATCCTCGGCCACCCGGGCCACTGCCGCAGGATCGGCCGGCGGGTCGGCAATCCGGCCCTCGCCCACCTGCGTAACGGCCCGGTCGATGGCGTCGCTGTGGGCGATGGGATCCATGCCCATGGGCCGGGTGGCTTCCCGGGTCACCAGTTCGTCCGCGATCCGGGCGGCGAGGGATGGGTCTACACCGGCCTCGGCCAGCAGCCGGGCGGCCCCGGACGTGTCCAGCGCCCGCCGCAGCGCCGTGGCGGCGTCGATGGCGACGCTCCCGGTGCCGCGCAGGACGGCCCCGCCGAGGCCGGCCGCCAGCACGTTCAGGACCGCTTCCGCCTTCGTGTACGGGCTTTCGATGGCCCGCTTGAAGTCGTACACCGATGCCTGGATGACCGCTTCCGTGCCGGCGCCGATGACGAACTCGCCACCGGCCCCACGGAGGACGTTCATGAGCATCTTCCCGCCCTGCCACTCAGGGCCCAGCGGGAGCGTGGCGAGTACCAGCGGGTCCGTAACGAGGCCCGCGGCCGTGCCCACCAGTTCCGCCGCAGTGCTGTCGGCGCGGGCCATGACGCGCTGATTGGCCTCGCGCCGCACCTTCAGGTCCGCCTTCACCTTCTCGGCGATCTGCTCGTCCGAGAGGATCCGGTCCGGGTAGAGCCGGTGCAGGGCCTCGCGCTTGGCGATGGAGCGCAGGTAGACCGGGGAGACGTTGGCGGCCAAGGCCTGCGCCCGCGGCGACTTCAGGGCCAGTTCCTCGCCGTCGAGGCTGATCTCGCCCGTCCGCGCCATGTCCCGCGCCTCGGGATACCACGGCTCCTGCTGGGTCCAGTAGGTTGCCGCCGAGTCCTCGCCAGTCAGTTCCTTGTAGGCCTGGTCCCGGGCGTCGTAGTACGGATCCCACGCCCGCCACTGGGAGATGGTCAGGCCCTCGTCCCGGGCATAGCGGAACGCCGCCGCCACGCCCTCGCCGAACGTGGCCGGCGTCTGGTCGACGGACTCCAGCGGCTGCACGCCAGAGTCCTGCAGGCGGTTCTTGTACTGGGCGCTGTAGAGGCTGGTCATCGCCACGCCCTCGCCGGCACGTCCGCGAGGTCGCTGCCGAACACTGGCTGCCGGCCGTCATAGGACAGCGTGAGCGGGTTGCCATCCTCCCGGCGCAGGAACAGTTCGCCGCCGCCCGCCGCCGGCACCACCGGCACCAACTGATTCGGTCCGACGGCATCCAGCCGGCCGCTGCGCTTCCACAGTGCGTAGGCCTGCTCCGGCGTGATGCCCGCGACACCCTGGAAGTCGGCCGGGCCCAAGGCCCGCGCCCAGTCGTTGAACTGGCCCTGCGTGACACCGCGCCGGGGGGCGGGCATGCGGTGGCCCTGGAACTCGACCACGCCGCCCGTGACGGCCTCCGCGGCGCGCTTCAGCCGGTCCTCGTCGATCTCGCCCGACGTGTCGCCCGCCTCCATGGACTGCGCGACGTAGGCGGCGAGGATGGACTGCTCGACGGTGTTGCGGGCCGCCGTCCCGAGGCCGTAGGCATCGCCGAGGATCGGCAGCAGCGCCTCCTTGTAGTCGATGGCCTTGGCCTTCAGCGCCTCGACGGGCTTGCCGCCCTCCTGCAGTGCCTTCTGGCCCTTGATGACGAGCCGCGCCGCCTCGGGCGAGTCCATCGCCAGAGCGCCGGCAAACGCCATCCCGGCGTGGCCCTGCTTGTCCAGCGCCTCGAAGACGACCGAGGCCCGCTCCTGCCCGTGGCTGTCCACCACCGACGCCAGCAGCGCGAGCCGGCCATCGACCGGCGCCTGCTGGTAATTCTCGGCGATGGTCGCAAGCTCCGGCGCCGTGAAGCCCGGCACGTCCTTGCCCAAGTAGGCCGAGGCCTGCCGGCCGGCTTCCGCCCGGGCCTTCAGGTCTGCGGCCGGGTCGCCAGACGGCGGCGGCAGCTTCACCACGCCGCGTCGGGCCGCAAAGGCGAAGGGATCGTCCTTCACCATGCGCTCCGCTTCGGTCTGGATCCCCCGCGCCATCTTCAGCATCTCGATGGCCGCCGGGTTCGCACCCTGCTGCAGCTGCGCCTCGAGGCCGACGATGGCCGCCTGCTGCTGCGTCGGGTTCATCTGCAGGAAGCCCGACTGGTCGAGCGTGGAGAGCACTGCGTCCTGCCGCAGCAGCCGCGCCTTCACCGGATCGTCCGGCAGCGTGGCAATGGCCGCCCGCAGGTCGCCGTAGTTCTCCGGCAGGCCGAAGCCCATGGAGTACTGCATGGTCGCGTCGGCCATCGCCTCCCGCAGCGACACCGCCCGCGCCGCCTCGGCAGCCCGCCGCTCGGCCTCTCTGGCGCGCGCTTCCGCCTCGATCCGCCGCACCTCGGCCTGTGCACGATTCAGCGCCACATTGCGGCCAGAGGCCGACAGGGAGTCGATGACCGGGTTACCGGACGCGCCGGGCTCTTTCTGCAGGCCCTCGATGACCGCCCGCGGGTCCTGGTCGATGAGGGCGTCGGTCATGATCGACGCGTACCGCTCGCGGCCCTGCAGCCGTTCCGCCGCAGTGACCAGCCCGGACTCGTGGGCGCGGTCGAGCGTGCCGGCCACGCCGGACCAGTTGCCCAGCTGGGCCTCCTTGTCGGCGGCCTCGAAGGTCATGGCGCGCCCGCGCTCCACCTTCACGCGGTTGGCGGCGCCCGCCACTTCCGTGCGGCCCGCCTCGATGATCTGCCGCTTGACCGCATCGAACCGGCTGCGCGTGTCCCGCCAGCGGATGCGCTGGCCGAGCTTTTCCAGTTCCTGCTCGCGCTTCTGCCACTCGGTCGTCAGCACCTCGTCCGTGGGCTTGCCGTCGATCTCCGGCTGCTCCCACTTCGGGTCCGCCAGGAACTCCCGCACCCGGACCCGGGCTTCGGCAATGTCGGCATCCGCCGCCATCTCCGACTCCGCCCGCGCAATCAGCCCGCCCACCTGCGCCGTCACGTCGAGGCCCTTGGCGAGAGCTTCGGACGCCGCCATGGCCCCGGCAGCCGCCTGCCCCGGCGAGAGGGCCGCGACCTGCGGGAGCGTGCGGTTCTGGTAGCGCGGGAGATCCATCAGCTACTTCTTCGTGAACCAGCCGGCGTTGTAGGCCGTGCCCGCCGCCTGACCCAGCCCGGCGAACAGGTTGCCGAGGCCGCCGTAGAAGGCCTGATTGGCGACGGCGTTGCCCTGATCCAGCGCGGCCCGCGCCCGGGAGGCGCCGGCCTGCTTGACGATCCGCCGCTCGCGGGCGAACTCGCTGGCCTGCTCGGCGAGTACCTGCAGGACCGAGCCAGAGCCGATCACGGCACCCGCTCCCGCAGAGCGCGCCCGGGTCTGGCCGGCAAGGGAACGCTCCTCCTGCTGCAGCTGCCGGATGCGCTCGGCCGTGACGACCTTCTCCTGCCGGGCGGCTTCCTCGGCGGCCTTCTTCGCCGCCTTGCTGCCGGACTTCCCGCCGAAGGCCGACGCGATGCCGCTGACGAGGGACGCGCCGGCTGCTGCTGCTGAGAACGGATCAACCATCAGTTCACCTTCATCTCGCCATACACGGCGATCACTTCCGTCCGGTGTGGGAGGTCCTGCTCGATGACGATCCGCCCGGAGTTCCAGCCCGCGGCCGTCACTTCGTACTCGCCCGTCCTGAGAGTCCCGGGATTCGCCCGGTAGGCGCCACCCGCCTGCGAGTAGTCGGACGGGCGGTTGCCGTTGATCTTCGGGAGCGCGGACTGGTAGAGCTTCACGATGGCGTCCGGCCAGCGCTTCTTGTTCCCGAACGACGGCCCGGCGGGATTCCCGCCCACGGGCTCCAGCGTCTCGAGGTAGCCGAGGAACGGCACGCCGATGGTCAGGTTGGAGCCAGTGGCTGCGACCCGCCCATCCGTCGGGATCACGTCGAACGCTTGCACGTCGTCGACGTACAGCACCGGGATGGTGGCGCTGTAGTTCTGCACCGTCGGGCCGATCTTCATGTTCACCGCCCCCGCCGGGACGGTGGCGGTCAGTTCCACGACGGTCCAGGTGGAGGTGTTGCCGGAGGGCGTGGCCGACGAGTAGAAGGCCAGCAGGTTCGCGGAGCCGTCGTAGAACTCGATGACGATGGGCACGAAGCCGGCGTCGCCCGTGTCGCCCCGCCAGTAGCAGCGGGCCCGGACCGTCCGGCCGGCCGTCACGGCGATGTTCGCAGACCTGACGTTGACGATCTGCCCGATCCCTCCCGTGATCCTGAGCGAGTACGTCCCGGTGCGGGCGAAGTCCGTGGAGGCCACGGCCGTCGAGCCGGTGACGGTCCAGCCGGTGAGGTCGCCCGTTTCCCAGCCCGGGTTCGTGACGGTCAGGCTGCTCTCCGTCTCCGGCCCTCCCAAGGCCACCACGCCGGAGCCCTGCACGGAGCCGTCCGAGTTCAGGACGGTGACGGTCTTGCCGAGCAGATGCCGGAGCCCGCCCACATGCCCAGCCGCCGCCGTCCCGGTCACCCAGCCGTCGAGGTGCACCGTGGCCGTGGTCGAGGGCACGGCAGTCGGTGGGTCCGTCGCCGGATAGGCCATGCGCTCGATGCTCGCCCGGTCGCCCCGCCGCACGCACAGCCACAGCACGTCGCCGTCGTCCTCGTCGAAGGCCGAAGCGATGGCGTCGATGTGCCCGTCGATGACGATGCGGGCGAAGGCCGTCATGTCGTACTGGCGGTTGTAGCTGATGGCCAGCAAGAGCCCGGGCTCGTCGGTCTGGACGTAGACGATGGGCTGCGGCTGCCGGCAGTAGACGACCCGCTCGAGCCGGTAGCGGCCGAGGTGTTCCGCCAACGCCGACAGGTCGGTCGTCTCGTACGGTCCCACCTGCTCATTGCGCCGGAAGGCGAGCAGCTGCGTGCGGTCCTGACTGATGAAGACCACCTCGTTCCCGACCACCTGCGGCAGCCGCTCCGCCGTCCGGTCGGCCGAGAACATGGTCAGCTGCACGTCCGTCGGCGACAGCGTGATTTCGGCATCCGCCCGCCAGACGCCAGCCGAGGTGCCGATGAGCAGGCCCTGCTGGCTCGTCATCCACCGGATGGCGGGGGCATCCTGGGCGTCGATGTCGACGCTCAGGGCCTCGTCCGATTCGGCGCCCAGCTTGAAGTTGGTGGGAGACCCAATGGCCGAGCCCCAGAAGGTCTGCGGGAGCGTGGGCGTGCCACCGAGGAAGAGCCGCTGCTGGTGGAAGGCACAGGCCCGCGGGAAGCCCCGGTTCCCGAGCCCGTAGGACACCCCGGCGCCGCTCCACGTTGCCGAGGGCTGCAGGCTCTCCCACGCCGGCGCCGCCGTCAGTGGCAGCCAGTTCGTGGTGTCGGCCGACGGGTTGGGCGAGGCGGTCGAGATGTGCGCCTTGATGCACTGGTAGTAGGTGCCCGAGTACAGCACCACCGTGGGATAGCTCCACGCCGGTTCCGCGCCGGTCCGGCCGTCCGAGTTCGTGACGATGCCAACCTGCCGGGTGCCGTCCTCGGCCGTCTCCACCGAGAAGTCGATGCCGCCCACCGAGCCCGAGAACTCCACCCGGTACGTCGTGCCCGAGACGTAGGAGACGGTCACCTCGTCGGGATTCGGGATCAGCGGGCTCTGGACGATGGCCGCCTTCATCCGCTTGACGTTCTCGGCGGTGTTGGAGGCCAGGTACGTCACCTTCCGCGAGGCGTCGATGTTCTTGTCGGGGTCGAAGTTCACGCCCTTCCCGCCGACGAAGACCCGATAGGTGTAGCCGGTGACGAAGCCCGTGAAGGTCACTTCGTACTCGGCATCCTGCTTCGGCGGGCTCGAGGCGTCGTCGAACACGCGCAGCGGGAAGGTTCCACGCGGAACAACGGAGGCCGACCAGTTGCGGAGCCCGTCGATGCGGAGAATGACCGGCGGGTAACTGGGATCCGTCAGGGCGATGATGTTCGCCCGCTGCGCCCACTGGGTCCGGGCGGTGATGGTGATGGGCAGGATCAGCGAGTAGGGAACGCCCGTCGTCTCGATGCGGCCGTCGTTCGTCCAGCCCCGGACCGTGTTGCCGACGATCTCGAGGAGGATGTCCGGGTCGGAAGCGGAGCCCGCTCTCCACGGGATGATCAGCGTGACGGGAGCCGGAGAGACGGCCGAAGCCAGCGCCTCGCCCATGCGCTGCGTCCCTCGCCGCAGGAGGACGCCGCCCTGCTGCAGCGGGATGAAGTTCCGCACCGACGCACAGGACTTCTCGTAACGGGCAAGGTCCGCCCGGGTGCTGACACGGGGACTGACCTCACCACCCGTGAAGTCGGTCAGCAGCTGGCGGATGGCGACCATCAGCGGTGCCGGACGCTCGTCAGCCGGGTGGCCTGGTCTACGCGGTCCACCTGGCCCTCGTTCTCGTCCGTGCCCATGAGCCGCTGCTGGGCAATGAGGTACTGCTCCTGCATGTCGGCCGCCGTCACCCGGCTCTCGGTCAGCGGCAGGGCCAGCTGCCACGCGAGGTAGTACGCGAAGGCCTCGTCCGTGAGCGGGTCGAAGGCCGTGGTGGCGATGTCTGAAACGTACTCGAGGGCCGCCTCGCCCACGTCCGTGAGCAGATACCGGCCCGTCAGGATCCGCCAGCGGGTCACCAGCGGCGCGCCGATGCCCTCGATGACGTTCGATCCGATCTCCGTACTCAGCACCCGCACCGCCCGCAGGCAGTCCGACGGTAGATCGAAGGCGTAAAGGAAGTCCGGGTTCACCGGCGCCGGGTTCGCCTCCACCAGCACCGCATACTTCCGCGCACAGTTGGGCTTGCAGTCGCGGAGCAGGCCCTTGCGGGCCGTCTCGAGGATCGCCACCACCGTCCGACTGGTGTCATCGTCGGGGGCGCTCAGTTGCCCGGGCGTGAGAAGGCCCTCTCCCAGCAGGGAGAGGGCCTTGTTCACGAGGTCGAGCGTTGCGGCCACTCAGGCCGTCTCGTCGACATCCAGCGCGACGATGCCCGCGTCCTCGATCCGCACCGCGCCCATGGTCGTCTCCATGTAGACGCGCAGGGCGAACGAGGCAGCCGGATCCTCAGCCACCCGGGCCATGCGGTCCTGCGAGATGCCGAGACCGAGCGCACCGTCCGCGATGGCGAGGTGCCACTTCCGGTTGCCGGTGTTGGTCTGGATCAGCTCCGTGCGGATGAACTCGAACCCGAGGAACGTGTTCAGCTCGCCCATCACCAGCGCCCGGACGGTGTTGTAGTCGCTCGACACCACCTCGGTGACGGCCAGCAGGTCCTGCAGACCCTTGGCGTTGGTGATGAACCACCGCTTGTCGCTGACCTCGGCCTGGTCCATCAGCAGCTTGGCCTTCCGCAGACCGGCAACGGTCAGCTTCTGGCCAGCGCCCGTGGCACCACCCGTGCCGCCGATCTGCTGGCCCGCCGGAAGCGCCGCACCGGCACCGCCGCCGTTGACGCCCGTCGCGGCCGAAGCCACGGCAGCCGCCGTCAGGATGCTGTCGATCTGCCGGCCGTACGCCGAGGCACCGGCCTTGACGTACTCCGACCGCGGGTCGATGAGGATCTTGCTGGCGTCGTTGTGGTCGAGCGCCTCACCCCACGAGAACGTGGAGCCGGTGGCGACGCGCTTGCTGTGGGCGATGTTGAGGACCGGCGTCGCGGCGAGGCGCGAGGCCTTGGCCGCCATGTTGGCCGAAGCCAGCCGCTCCCAGTGCCACTTGTCGGCCGTGTCGTACTTGACCCGGGCCGTCTTGAAGAGGCGCGACTCCTGCTGCTGGCCGAGGTGATGGACGTTGCGACTGAACGCGAGGACGAATGCCTGGTCGATTGAACTGGACATGATGGGACCCTCCCTGGGTCATTGCGGTTGCCGTGATCGCAGGAGTGATCCGTTTCCGGGTCCTGCTCGGCGTGTCGCCGCCGTCTGCGTCCCTTCCGGGAAGTCAGACAGCGGGTCCGCAATGGGAGGGTCCGCTCGTCGAGGCCTATGCGACCAGAAGGCTGGCCGTTATGTCAACGGCGCTTCAGCGCCCCAGCGCAACCTTGTCCAGCGTCAGGTTCATAACGCTGCGGTCGCCCGTCTGCAGGGCCACGCGCTGCGTCATGAGGCCGAACTTCTTCTGCAGCAGCTGGTCGCCGCGCGGGTCGTAGGGCGGGAGCTTCATGATCTCCTCGTCGACCCCCGCGATCTCCGCGTCGATGTCGGTGATGCTCTTGCCGGACGGCGCGCCGCCGCCCACCTTCGTCGTGTCCTCGGTCATGCTCGCTCCGATCTCTCTCAGCAGGGACAGCACCGCCGTCGGGTCGCTGCCGATGTTGTAACGCTCCGTCGCCTTGCGGATCGCCTCGAGGCCGCCGTCGCCGTGCTCGGCCTTGATCTTGGCCAGCGCGCCGCTCATGGCCTCCACTTCCCGGGTCAGGGCGGCCTTGGCCTGCGCCTTGGTCAGCCCGAGGCCGTGGAACTCCTTCAGCCGCCCGGCCTTCCAGTCGTCCGTGAGCCCGAGGCTCGCCGTGTCTACCTCCACGTCATAGCCCGACGGGTCCGCCGGGACCTCGCCCCGGATGAACCCGCGCTTGGACACGGCCGCCTCGAAGGCCTTCTCGCTCTCGGAGTCGCCCTCCTTCGGCAGCGCCAGGGACCGGCCCCGGTAGCTGTCGAGGTCGGCGAACCGCTTGACCAGCGTCGGCACGTCCGGCGTCTGGGCGACGAACGGCAGCGCCTTCAGGTCGTCCGGGAGGCTGTTAGCCCACTCGGGTACGCTCGTACTCATCCTCCACCTCTCGATAGATGCTCAACCACTCGGCCGCGATGGATCGCCGGCCCTCGCGCCACGCCAGTTCCACGGCATCCTTCGGGACGCTGAGACTGCCGATGGCCTCCAGTTCGATGTAGCGGCGGACCGCGGGCTGCTCGGTCAGCAGCCGGTGCAGCGCGTACTTATCCATTCACCACCTGCAGCGCCCGCTCAGGCCCGACGGCCGACGACAGGTCCTTCAGGACGCCCGCGCCCTGCTGCTGCTGCTCCAGCATCTGCTGCTGGGCCATGGCCTGCGCACGGGCCTCCCGCAGCGCCTCCACGTCGTCATCCGACCGGACGGCGGCAGCCCATGTGTTCCGCCGCTTGGCGATCTCCTGCGCGGCGCCGTCGAAGTCCACCCAGTCGAGGGCGGTGTCCGTCTGGCCCGCCTCCCTCTGGATGGCGGCCATCTGCGCCATGTCGCCCAGGAACAGCGTCAGCTGCTCCACGCCCTGCGCCTCCTGCGCTTGCCGGAGCGGGCTGGTGTACTGGATGTCGATGCTGGCGCCCGCCTCCAGCAACCCCTCGGGCATCGGCGGGAAGCGCCCTTCGCGCAGCAGGATCTTGAACGTCCGCTCAACCACCCACTTGAGCATGGTCTGCAGGTGCCCGACGCTCTCGCCGAGGATGCGCTGCGCCCGCTCGATCCGCTTGGCCACCTCGTAGGCCGTGGTCCCGGACTTCACGTCGGCAGGCTCCCGGATCAGGTCGGCGAAGAAGGTGCGCAGGATCGCCGTGCGCAGTTCGTCCGTCTTGACGGCGGTCAGGGAGAAGTCCGTGCCGTCGATCAGCGGCCGGAGCGCGTCGATCTTGCGGACGGTCGTGAGGCCTCCCGGACCAAGGTTCAGGTCGCCGATGATGTTGTTCTGCTCGGTCACCATCGGCCGGTCGATGGTCCGCTCCCACGCCGCAAGCTCCAACCGCACGGCCTCGTTCAGCGTGCGGATGTCGGGGAGCGCGAGGTGCCCGGGCCCGTAGCCCCAGATGCTGCTCGACGCCTTCGCCCAGCGCACGATGGCCCGCGGCAACTCGAGGTAGCCGGACTCCCGGACGATGTTCTTGTCCTTCAGGTTCACCCACACGGACGCGTAGGGCATCTTCTTGCCCTCGGCCGTGCCCATCTCGGTGCCCTTCTGGTCGATGTCCCCGATGTCCCGCGGGTAGACGACGTGCAGGAACTTGACCGGCGTCTCGGGCTTCTCCGCGGCGAGCTTCCGCACGTCCTCGCCCACGTCGTCGCCGAACTTGCCGACCCACTGCAGGGCGGTCTGCTCGTAGCACCGAAACGTGGTGGACAGGTCGCCGTACTCGTCAGCCAGCGCCAGCAGCTCCTTCAGCCAGATGGCCTCGTAGTGCGGCGCCTCCCACCGGCCCAGCTGGTCATAGCGGCTCTCAATGGAGAGTGCGGCATTCCCGAACGTGGGCAGGTCCTGGTACAGCTCGCCCATCGTCGAATAGAAGTTCGACCGCAGCAGCTCCGACCGCGTCACCTCGGTGGCGGTCTGCAGCCACTCGACGTACTGGTTCTGCTCGTTCAGTTCCGCCTGCCGGTAGACCATGTTGAGCCACGGGCTCGCGCTGGGCGTCATCCCGGCGGACAGGTAGTTGCCGAGGTCGGCCACGGCCTGCGGGGCGGTCGAGTCCCAGATGTCGGTCGTGCGCTTCTCGCCATCCACCCGCGGCGACACCATGCCGCTCATGCTCGGGCGGATGTAGCGGGCCAGCTCGTCCCAGGCCTGGTGCATCTCCTGCTGGTTCTGCGAGGCGCGGTTGTAGAGGGCGATCAGCCCGGCGGCGTCCATGCGTTTCATGCGTAGCTCCGTCCCGCCCGGCCCACCACCCGCACGGGTCTGGCAGCCGCGGGTGCAATCTGTACGGCGAACGACAGCGCCAGTGCGTCGGCGCGGTCAGGGCTGAAGCCGAGGTCCTTGCGCATGCGATCCTTCGGGATCAGCAGCATGCGGTCCTGGGCGTCGTGCTGGTACTCGATGGCCAGCAGTTCCCGCTCCAGCAGCGGGTCGTTCGGGATGGCGAGGCCGCGCTGCATCGCTTCCCGCAGCCGCCAGTACATGGTCATGCGCATGTTGGCGTGCTTCGGGTCGTCGCTCTTGGCGCCGAAGTTGATGCCGTAGACCGGCATGGGCACCAGCTGCGTGAGGCGGTCGACGATGGGCCCGCCGACGCCGGTCTCGTCCACGATGATGGCCGCCGGACTCAGGCGGACGGCAGCGTCAGTGACCGCCGTCACCAGCCGCATGGAGTCGCGCACCTCCGACCCGGGAATGGTGATCCACGGCACCGACCGCGCATCCATGCCGCAGCGGAAGCCGATGACGCTGTCATCCTGCCCACCGCGGCTCACGTCCACCGTCATGACCAGCGGGTCATCGGCAAAGCAGTGCGGCTCGCGGCGCATCGCCTCGCCCACGAGGTCCGCGCCGAACATGCCCGACGCCGACGCCCGCGGCGGCAGGCCACGGACCCGGACCCGCACGAAGTCCGAGTCCTCGCCGTAGTCCGCCACCCACTGGTCGATCTGCGCCCGGTTGGTGCCCGGGACTTCCCGGGAATCGACGGTGCGGACGGCCCAGCGATGCCGGAACCGCCCGCCGCAGTCGTAGAACCGGCCCGTCGAGCGCGTGGGATTGCCGCACGCCACCCAGAGGATTTCCGTGTCCTCGTCCGTGAGGGCGCCTTCCGTCACCTCCCAGGTGCGGTCGTCGATGGCCGAGGCCTCGTCGTACACCACGAGGATCCGCTTGCCGGCGTTGTGCAGGCCGGCGAAAGCCTCGGTGTTGGACAGCGACCACGGCACCGCGTCAATGCGCCAGGTCTGCGGGCTCGAGCGACCCAGCAGGGCCGTGGCGGTGAGTTCCGTCAGGTCCCAGCCCTGCGGCAGCATGGCGTGCCACTTCGCAAGCTCGGCCCACGTCTTGGTCCGCAGCTGCGTCTCGGTGTTGGCCGTGACAATGCCGCGAGTCTCTGGCAGCAGCATCGCCCAGAGGATGATCCAGGCGACTATTGCGCTGTTGTGCGTGACGATGTGGTCGCGGGTCACGAACAGGCGGGAGGGATGATCGACGGCGATACAGGTCGCCAGCCCGCGGCCGACAGGCTCCACCGACGCGATGTGACGGCGGCGAGTGCGGTCGCAGTTCTTCGCCCCCCACTGCGGCGCATACCGCTGCGCCTTCCGGGGCAGACGGAACGGCCGCACGCCGGCCGGCAGGCTGATGTAGCACCGGTATACCCGGCGGCACTGCTTGCCGTTGTAGGACCCGACCTTCTCTGACCGGCGCACGACGCCGCCCAGCGAACGAACAAGCTCGCAGACGCCATCGGCCAGCTGCTGGGATGTGACCTCGAAAGCCACCGCGCCGTTCTTCTGGGCGGTCCCGTCGGTGTCGAGCAGGCCCTGCAGCAGCGATTCCCGCTGGTCGATGGCGGCATGCAGGTAAACGGTCGGGATGAACCGCTCATGCGAGCCCAGCCCGAGCAGGCCAAGGGCCCGCAGCCCCGGGCGGATGCCGATGGCGGTCCTCGCAGCGGCTTGGTTGCCCGGCTTCGCGTAGGGCTGGCCAAGGTCAGCGCCAGCAGCAGCCAGCGCCTCGAAAGCATCCGGCATGCCAGTGAGCCGGCCGACCTTGTCGCCGTCGCCCAGCCAGCAACCCAGCAAGTATGGCTCGACCGGCAGGATGGCCCGCGAGTGCTCGACAGGCCGCAGCGCCGGTAGCTGGTGGTTGAGCCCGCGAGTCGGGCCGTTGGCGAAGGTCAGGGACTCGGCAATCTCGCGGGTAGTGCGAACCGATGCGGGCTTGCCATGCTTCCGCTCGCTCCGGCTGCTGGTGAGCCACTGGTGATCGCCGTCCACCACCACCGAGCCGCCGTCGTCCGTGGTCACGCGGAACAGGTCACGTTCACCCTGCGGGAACACACCGATGACCCGCGTCGGGCGGCCGTCCACCGCCACCACCTGGTCGCCCACCCGCAGGGACTCGATGGGCCGCCAGCCAGTCGGCGTCAGGACGGGCTCGCCATGGGCCAGAGCTTTGCCCACGCCATGGCCCGACGTGATGGCCCGGCGGATCACCTCGGGCCGCGACTGCAGCCCGGCATGAATCGCCCGGGCGATGGCGTGCAGTTCAGCCCGCTGCCATGGGTGCGGGCCTGGCCGGCCAGCCAGCGAGCCCTCGCCCCACGGAAAAACCTGCTCCACGAAGGCCAGCGGATCAACAGTCCATCTGGCGAGCGTGTCATGCAGGTCGGTCATGGTCGATGACCTCGATGGCGTCCACCGCCCGCGGCGTCACGTCGATGGTGGTGCGGCGCTCGGCAGCAACCTTGAGCGCGTCCAGCAGCGTGGGCCCGGCCTCGATGTTCAGCTCCCGCGGCATGCACTTGGCGAGGAAGCCCATGAATGCGGGCGGATGCTCCTTCGCCACGGCCACGAGATACTCGACGCCACCCGCCTTGCGGAGAGCCGCCACGCCCATACTCCGCAGGTCGTAGGACGTGTGTTTCATCCGACCTGCTACGCCACCGCGCGGCATTGCCGGTTCAATCCGCAAGTATTTGGCGGTGCGGGATTCTCACGCCGCCTCGGGAGTCGCCTGACGACGACGGCGCGGAGCCTTTGAGGCTGCGTCTGCGCCTCCCTGCGCCAACTTCAGCACGGCAGTGCCCAGCACCTCGGGCTGCAGGACGTAGCCGCTGTGCGAGCGCAGGTAGATCGTGTCGCCATACTGGTGGCCGTTGCCCGCGAGGTCGAGGCCGCCGGCCAGCAGCTCGGGCTCGAGATGCAGGGCTTCCACCTGCACGCCCTCGGGCAGGATCAGCGCGATGATGCCGCTCGTCCAGCGCGTGCTCTGCGGGCAGCGCACGGTGCCGTCCGGGTCGACGATGACCCAGCAGCGCTGCGCGGAGCGGAGGAAAGTTTCGCCTTCGTACCTCATGCGCCGATGCGAACACACGACCGGCCGTTATGACAAGCGTTATGACTCACTGCCGATACGCCAGCGGCAGGTAGCGGTCGAGGCCGTGCGTCTCGGCCCATGCGTGCAGGACGGCCGGCGGCACGTCGCCCATGGACTCGTAGCCCAGCAGGCTCCGCAGCGATTCCCACGCCCACTGCTCGACGTACTGGATGCGCCACTCGTCCCACTGGGCCTTCGGCGCCAGCCGCTCCTCGCCGTGCTGATGCTGCAACATGTGGTGCCTGTGACATAACGGGATAGCCGAAAAATCCTTCGGCTTCACGCCCATTCCCGCGCCATTCGCGATCCTGCGAACATGGGCCGCAACCACATCTCCCTCGCATGGGCCGAACCTCCGCGCAGCGCACGGCTGGGTCCGCACCCACCGCAAAAACTCCTCGTCCGTGCCCACCGCCCGCCACACGTCGGGCGAGCGGCAGAAGCCGGAGAGCTTCAGTTCCCGGGCGGAGGCGCCATAAGGGTGGCGAGGCCGGGAAACATCGGGACGACGTGAACCGATGTCCTGCTCCGGGGGTGGGCTGGGGGGGTTGCCCGCAGGCGGGTCCCCGGCCTCGCCGTTGATGATCGGGCCGAGCAGCGCAACGGCCACCCGCTCCCGCGGCATGATCTTCGGCGCACCGCCGAGATCGCCGAAGTCGATTTCCGCACGCCATGACCCGTCGGCCATGGTCTTCCACTTCAGCAGCGTGCATTCGTAGACGACGGGCTCGCTCACAGCAGCGTCACCCACGAGCGCAGCAGCTGGTTACGCAGCGGCACGTTCTTCTCGTCGCGCCATTCCTCCGGGCTCGAGACGTAGCCGCGGGAGACGGGCTTCCGGCCGCGATGCTCGCGGGTCCGCCGGTCCACGGCCTCGAGGGCCTGCTCGAGGGTCATGCCGCCCTCCATCCGGGCGTAGATCGTCCGCGGGCTGAGGCCGGCCTTGCGTGCTGCTGCGCGGACGTTCACAGCCACCTCACGATGCCGATCAGAGCCGCCCACGGCGCGAGGACGACGGCGAGGATGGCGGCACAGGCGACCCAGGTGCGCCACGTAGGAGCCCAGTCAGCCAGCGCAGGGCGGAACCGTCCCTGATCTGCTCCGGCACCACGCGGATCAGCCGCCAGCCCAGCACTGCCGCCTCCGCGAACTTCTCGCAGTCCTTCCGGTAGCCGAGCGGGCGCAGGTGTCGACCGCGCACCCACAGCCCTCCGTCGACTTCGATCCCGACCAGCTGGCCAGGGTAGGACACGTCGATCCTCCAGCGCCGGGCCTTGGTGAAGCGATGCTCCAGCACCGGCTCCGGCAGCCCCGCCAACTCGATCTGCCGACACAGTTCCTCCGTCCATCTGCTCCCCCGTTTCTTGGTTACCGCGCCAGCCACTGCTGCGCGATCTGCTGCACCGTCAGGCCCGCCAGCCGCGGCAGCCGGACGTGGACGGCGTAGTGAGCGCCGAACACGGACACCCCGTAACGCCTTGCCAGTGCCCGGTAGCTGATACCGCATTGCCGGTCCTCCCCCATCTTCCGCACGTCGTCGTCGGTCAGCTTGCGGCGAGCCATAGCGCACCTCCCAGCCAGAGCAGCGGCACCGCGATCCGCTGCCACTTCGGCGGCAGTTCCGAATCCCACAGCGGGCCACCGGAGCGCGGGCCGTGGTCCGCGTCGAACTTCTCGAGGATGTCGAGCAGGAAGTCCCACACCTTCCCGCTGCGATGGTCCTGCGCGTGGCGGCTGATCGTCTCCACCTGGCCCGCGAGCAGCACGACGTTCGCGCCGATGTCGAGCCCGTAGAGCAGCCACCACCGGATCGACTTGGCCGACCAGCCGGGCTTGAAGCTGATCTCGTCGAACCGCGCCCAGCCGCGCAGCCACAACAGCACGTTCCTTGCGTACGTCATTTCGGCCTCCGTGTCGGCTTGTCCTTCGCGCTGAACAGCCGGAAGTTGCTGTTCCACCCATGCCCGCGATGCTTCCCGCAGTACTGCTTGCCGGGATTCGGCACGGCCTTGCAGCCCGGCTTCGCGCATTTCACCGCGCCGCCTCCTTCGCCTCGTCGAACGTCAGGAACACGCGGATCAGCTTCGCCGGCCGCTCGCTCGTCTTCCGCTCCCAGAGCGTGTAGCGCGGGCCGCCCTCGGGACCGAACGGAAACGACTTGCTGATCGACCAGCGCCCGCATTCGCTCTCGACGTGGTACGGCGAGGCGCGCTTCCAGGTTGTGTCACTGACGGCAGTCATCGCCCAGCACCGAGTCCGCCCGCTTCACCAGTTCCGCGCCCGCCCGATTCATCAGCTCCCACCACAGCTTTTCCGCCGCCCGCCGCTGCCTGGTGCTCGACCGCACCCGCATCAGCGCCTCGATGCACTCCTGCACGCCCTCGGCCGCCGCGTGCAGCTGGGTCACCTGGTCCCTCATGCCGCCCGCTCCTTCGCCGCACGGATCTGCAGGTACTTCACCTTCCCGGCCGTCGTCGCCGTCGGCACCCGCATCTGGTCGTTGTTCCAGTCCCACGGCGGGAAGCGGCCGAACAGCTTGCTGAACTGGTGCGCCGCCCAGCCGGGCTTGTAGCCCCGACTGAAGCCGTACATCCGCAGTTCCGCGAACAGGGCGCGCTGCTCGAGCCGCGCCGCACCGTTGCGGCGCTCGAGTTCGCCGTCGAGGACTTCCACCGCCTTCGCCGGCCGCGGCACCTGCCAGCCACACTTCGGGCAGGCCAGCGAACCCCGGAAGACGTGCCGGCAGTCACCGCACGTCCGCGCCTTCTGCTCCCGGCTCGCCTGCGGGTCGGCCTTCTTCAGCCGCTCGTGCCGCTCCTGCACCGTCTCGTCGCCGTCCAGGGACCACGGCCGCAGTTCATCCGCGAACCCGTGCAGGTCCACCGCCCCGGAGTGATCGAGGATCAAGGCGTCCGTCTTGCCCGGCGCCGCCCGCAGCGCCCGCCCCACCATCTGCAGGTAGAGCACCAGCGACTTCGTCGGCCGGGCCAGCACCACGCACGACAGGTCGGGCAGGTCGAAGCCGTAGGAGGCCAGGAAACAGTTGGTCAGTACCTGCGTCGCGCCCGACCGAAACCGGTCGAAGACAGCATCCCGGGCCGCGGCCGGCGTCGCCGCGTCAACGTGCTCGGCCCGCACACCGCTCTCGTTGAAGGCGTTGCAGAGGAACTGGGAGTGCTCGATGCCCGACGCGAACACCACCGTGCGCCGGCCCGATGCCAGCTTGTGCCAGTGCTGCACGATGTCGCCCACCAGCTGCGGCGCGCTCATCACCCGCTCCAGCTGGTCGGGCGCGTAGTCACCGGCCCGCACCCGCACTTCGGACAGGTCCGGCTTGCTCGGCGCGTAGTAGATCGCCGGGCACAGGTAGCCCTGCTCCGTCAGTTCCGCCACCGAGGCCACCGGCGCGATCTCGTCGTAGATCAGCCCCAGCGCCCGTCCGTCGCCGCGGGCCGGCGTCGCCGTCAGCCCCACCACCCACGCGTCCCGGTACTGCTCGAGCACCTGCAGGCTCGACGGCGCAATCGACAGGTGCGCCTCGTCGACGATCACCAGGTCGGCACGCGGCGCCGCGGCCGGCGACCGCTTCAGCCGGGCGTGCAGCGTCTGGATCGACGCCACCTGCACCGGCGCGTACAGGCTCGGCGCCTCGCCGGCCATCACGATCCCCGCCTGCAGGCCGGCCGCCTTCAGCTTCTCCACCGTCTGGAGCACCAGCTCCCGCCGCGGCGCGATGAACAGCGACCGCCGCCCGGCGTTCCGCGCCGCCACCATCAGCGCCACCGCGAGCACCGTCTTGCCGGCACCCGTCGGCGCCAGCAGGATCGGCCGCCGCCCAGCCGCCAGCGACGCGGTCACCGCCGCAATCGCCGCCGACTGGTACGGCCGGAGGGTCAGCCCCGTCCGCCCTGCGGTCGCGTCCACACCGTGGTCGTCCATCACGCGGTCGCACCCGTCCACCTAGTGGTTCCCCCTATCCATCTAGTGGTTACCAGTATCCACCTAGTGGTTAAGACCCAAGCCCCAGAACCCGATACCCCGCATGTCGGGCATAGCTCAAACTCCCCGGCCACACGGTCGGAGTGCTCGAGCTAGCCCGCCTCAGAACCCGACAGAGCCCTGCAGAGGCCGGACACCGGGGTGCAACTACGCTCCCGGCTTGAGGTGCTTGTACTGGGTAGTTCCAGCACTCCCCGCGCCCACCTCTTTCGCTCTGGCGCTGCCACTCTGGGATGTCCCCGGGTAGTGGCTGTGTCGGTGGGGCGCCCGCGTTACCCGCTCGCCGTATTCCCCAGGCCATAGGCCCGGCCACCCTCGTCACGTCACGTCACTCGTCACGCCTCTCCCGCCGGCTCAATCCAGACCAGCGACGGCAGTCGCTTCCGCAGGAACTCCGGCATCCGCTCGGGCGGCGCCGGTTTCTGCACGGCCCGCACCACGCTGGGCAGCGGCGGCAGCTGCCGGCCCGGCTCGCGGAAGTCCACGAATGGCCGGAGCGAACACACGCCCTCGCTGTCGATCCGCACGGCCCGCCGGATTACGTCATCCACAGCCCTTCTCCCTGCCCATTCGTGGTAGGAATGGGCCGCCGGCCCGTCCAACCACAACGAAAAAGGGCCGACCCGGGAGGGATCAGCCCGTGTTACGCCGCTTCGTCGGCACGCTTCGGGATCGGAATTTCCTCGACCCGCAGCGCGCCATCCGTGATCGCCTCGAGCTGCATCTGCCGAAGCAGAGGCACCCGCTTGCGCCACTGGTACACCGCGGAATCGGTCAACCCGAGGGCCTTGGCGACCTGCGCCCGCCCGCCGAAGTGCCGGATTACGTCCTCGATCTGCATGCGCGCACCGTACAGCATGCTTAGGATGGCAGTCAACACCATGCTAAGGATCAACCTTCAGGATGCTGCGGGGCGTGATGGGTAGCGTCGTGGACATGACAGCTGCCCGCCGTAGGTCGGTCCCGCCCGACGCCCGCACCGCCCGATTGGTGGAAGTAATCGACGCCGCCCGCGACATCCTCGGCACCTACACCGCCGTCGCCACCGCCATCGGCATCAAGGACTCGGCCCTGGCGCAGTGGAAGTCCGGCGCCGTCCGCGACCTGAAGCTCGACCACTTCTTCGCGCTCTGCCGGATCGCCGACTACAACCCGGAGTGGGTCGTGTCCGGCGTGGGCCCGAAGGCTCCCTATGGCCTCTCCAGCGCGCTGGCAGAGATTGGCGGCATCGTGGCCGCCATGGACGATCCCGCCGCCAGGTCGGCCCTCCTGCGCGAGCTGACGGTCTTTGCCAGCTTCCGCGCCCGGCCGTGACCACGGAAGAATTCGTCTATCAGCTCATCATCCGCGGGATCGCTGCGGGCCTCGCGGCCGGCGTGGCGAGTGAGTCCCGCCTGCGCGGCGGCCCGATCCTCTGGGCCACCCTCGGCGCCCTCCTGGGCCTGCTCGTCCTGATCCCGCTGCTCGTGGCCGCCTTCTTCCGCCGGCCTCCGACCCTCGACCAGTAACTGCGGCGCGTTGTCTCACCCACCCGGGCGAGGCGCG